CGCTGAAGGTAAATATACTTATGTACAGGAAGGTAAGCCTGTATGGCCCGAATACAATGATCAGATGATGAGTGAAGAAGTTGAATATGATCCAGCACTTCCTATTCATGTGGGTCTTGACTTTGGTTTGACACCAGCAGCTGCAATTGGGCAGCGATTAAATAATGGGCGATGGGTTGTGCTACATGAGATTGTTACTGAAGATATGGGGTTGGAGAGATTCGGTAATGAACTCTTAGCACAACTTAATGCCAAATATCCAAAGGCACAAATATTAGTATGGGGTGACCCAGCGGGTATGCAACGTGATGCGATCTATGAAGTGACTGCCTTTGATTACTTACGCACATTAGGATTGCGTGCGCAACCCACGGCATCTAACAACTTTAAAGTCAGACGTGAAGGGGCTGCTGCTCCGATGCAACGATTGATTAACGGTAAACCCGGATTGATTATCAACAAGTCATGCAAGATGTTGCGTAAATCTTTAGCTGGTGGTTATCACTTTAAACGAGTCAGTGTCGGTGCTGGTCAAGAACGATTTAGAGATACCCCAAATAAAAACGAACATTCGCACATTGGCGATGCGTTTGGTTACTTAATGCTTGGTGGTGGTGAGCATAAACGAATGACTAAGTCTAACTTGGCAGCGAATACATTAATATCACAAACTGTAGTCAATAGTGATTTTGATGTTTTTGGATAATATTGATCAGATACTTAAAACTATGCCTCATGTACAGCATGGGTATTATTTACCATTCCACGAAGATCATCTGTCAAACTTTAAAGGCTTGCATGAGTATGGATCTAAATTATTATCGACTGAAGATAGAAAACGGGGTATTGCGTTTCAGTCTAAAGCTGGTCCTAGCGTTACTGCGTTTGTTAACGGTAATCCTGTCGCTGTGTTTGGTTGTGTGCTTCTCTGGCGTGGCGTTGGTGAAGCGTGGTCTTTATTTACTAGCGAATCAAGAAGATATCCAATAGCAATGACTAAGGGTGCGATATCATTTTTTAATAGCTGTCAAACATTATTTAATTTACATCGACTACAAATTACGGTAAACTCTAATGATAAACGTGCTATGAGTTGGGCAAAAGCTCTTGGATTTATATCTGAAGGCTTGATGGTTAATTTTAGTGCAGATAAAGATGATACATATATGATGAGGAGAAAGTAATGGGTGGAATGTTTGGAGGCGGTAAGCCAGATACATCTGCTGCGGAAGAGTCGTTAAGATTGCAACGTGAACAAGCTAAAGAAGCAAGAGAAAAAGCTGAACAAGAGCGTAGAGACTACGCAGAGGAAATGGCTGCAGGTAAGCGTGCAAGACGTGTTGGTGGTAAACGAGGATTATTATCTGAAGGTCGATTCTCACCTGAGCTTGGCATTCAAGATGATGAAGAAGATAATAACACATTAGGATCTGCATAATGGCTGCTCTAGACTTTGGCATGGCATTAGCACGAGGCATGTTACCTACTTCTAAAGAATCACAAAAAGATTTACTCAATCTTGCTGGTGGTCGTAATGTATTTAAGTCTGAAGACTGGTGGAATAAAGCAGTTGATAAACAAATATCTGAAGGTTATCGTAAAGAGAAATTTCAAACAGAGTATAAAGTAGATACTGGACTTGCAAAATATTTTGGTATGGGTGCGCCAACACCATCTAAGCAATATGTATGGAAACCAGCAGAATTAGGTCGTGGTGGATTGCCAGGAATGTATGGTCCTCCTCGGGGTGCAGTGTATACGGGCGGTATGTTTTCTACTCCAAAAAAATATGAAACACGTGAAGTTAGTTTAGGTTATCAAGGCGATCGTGAGGACTTTACTGCGGGTGAATTAACAGATATTGAAAAAAGTTCAAAAGCTGGAGCGCAAAGAATTAAAAGAGATATGGCTCAATCTAAAGCTTCTAGATCAAAATTAAGAAGAGGTACAGGTGGTTTGTTATCTAAGGCAAGTATTGGTCCTGAATCTACAGGATTATCGCCATTAGGAGTAACAGGCTTAGGTTTAGATACAGATACATTAGGTAGAAAGGTTACATTATGAGTGATGATTTAGAACAATACGCACATATTCCTAAAGGCAAGGATGGGAAACCCACTAAAGCTTTTATGGAAAAGATTTACAACGAAGATCGTGATTTATTTATGAAATTACAAAATGCGTTCTTTACGACTAAAGCAAATATGAATGCTGATCGTTTTACTAAAAAATCAAAAGAGAAAATGAAAGGTGATAAAGATGTCAAGTAAAGGCTTATATCATAATATGAATAAACGTAAAAAAGCTGGCACGAGTCGTTCTAAAGAAAACTCTACTATTAGTGAAAAAGCATATAAGAATATGTTAGCTGGTTTTCCTAAAAAGAAAAAAGCTTAATGTGGTCTTATCATTTTTATTGGGGATTTAATTTAGGATTTGAGATCTACGAAGGTGAAGTCGATGGAGATCCTGTAGATTACTTCTTAGTTAATCTAGGACCATTACGTATTCAGAAAGCAGAGTGGGCGTAATGGAAAAGTATAGAGGGGCATATTCAGTACGAGATGTTGAACAGGTTAGGCTGGTTGAAGGTCATGGCTTTTCAACAGGATCATTGCGTACATTTGCTGATCCATTGCCAGCTACAGAAAGTATTGATATTGCGATTGCGTTTCCTAGTGGAGTCAATCCTGTATTTAGTATTTCAGGATTATGTGCTGGTAATGCGATGGGTTATTTATATGAGAATACAAACGTAACAGGTGGAACATCATTGCCTATTATTAATCGTAATCGAGCCAGTACGATTGTCAGTCAAGGTGTAGCCGTATTGAATCCAACAGTAGTGTATGTAGGTACACCCATCTTACAAGAAATACTTACTGGCGGTGTTGGTAAAAAAGGTGGTGGTGGAGAAGTAAGTGGTAACAATTTAATATTAAAAGGATTAACACCATACTTATTTAGATTAACCAATGCAGATACGAATAACAATGCGCATGCTGCTGAAATTATATTAAGCTGGACTGAATAATGGTTGCTAAAAAATATCAAAACCCTACAGGTGGCTTGAATGAAAAGGGACGTAAATATTTTGAAAACAAAGATGGTGGAGATCTTAAACCACCACAAAAGTCTGGCACTGATGGTAGGCGTGTCAGTTTTGCTGCACGGTTTAGTGGGATGGATGGTCCTTTAAAAGATGAGAAAGGCAGACCAACTCGATTAAAGAAAGCATTACAAGCTTGGGGATTTAGTAACAAAGAAGAAGCAAGAGCATTTGCTAACAAAAACAAAAAGGGATAGTTATGGCTGAAATGTACATGCCACGTCATATGATGACATTATCAAAAGCTGAACAAAATATTGTTCAATATCATCATGACACTATTAAATCAGGTAAGGTTGGTAAAGACTCTGAAGGTAGACCAGTTACAGTTTACTCTACAGGAATTATGATTCCTGAAGGACCTAATAAAGGTAAATTTGTTTCTGTTCCAGGATATATTAGAGATTTAGGAAAAGTTATTACAGATGAGGATCAGTTATATAGCATATGGAAAAAAGATATTGAGGATGGAAAATTTCCAATATATGACAGCTCTCAACAATTAAATAAAAGATCACAAGAAATACATACAATTATGGATCAAGAAGAAGGTGAAGCAAGAGGTTCTATGATAGATTCAAGATTCAATAAACGTAGTTTATTAATAAAAACAGGAAAATAATATGGCAGAGATGATGAGATTAAGTGCAGAAGATGTATTAAAGAGACATGAAAAAGCACTTGTAAAAAAAGAAGACTTTAGAAACTTATACGAAGAATGCTATGAGTTTGCTTTGCCACAACGTAATTTATACGATGGTCATTATGAAGGTAAAGTCGGTGGCACGAAGAAGATGAATCGTGTTTTTGATTCTACTGCGATTAACTCTACACAACGATTTGCAAACAGAATGCAATCAGGCATCTTTCCTCCACAACGTAAATGGTGTCGATTAGAACCTGGTTCTGAAATTCCTCAAGAAAGAAAAGCAGAAGCACAAGCTGCATTAGATCAATACTCAGAAAAAATGTTTGATACACTGAAACAATCTAATTTTGATATTGCTATTGGTGAGTTTTTACTAGACTTGTGTGTAGGTACAGCAGTGATGATGGTTCAACCAGGCGATGACCTCAGTCCTATTAACTTTATTCCTGTACCACAATACTTAGTATCTATTGAAGAAGGTGCTAACGGTCATGTAGATAACGTGTATAGACGTATTCGTATGAAGGGTGAGGCAATACAAAGACAATGGCCCAATGCAAAAATACCAAAAGAATTAGCAGACAAGATAGAACAAAAACCAACAGAAGATTATGAATTAATTGAAGCAACTATCTTTGATCAGAAGCGTGGTGACTATTGTTATCATGTGATTGAGAAGAATACTAAGAAAGAAATACTATACACTCGAATGGATCGTAGCCCATGGATTGTATCTCGCTATGCAAAAGTTGCTGGTGAAGTATACGGTCGTGGTCCATTGATTACTGCATTACCTGATGTTAAGACATTGAATAAAACATTAGAGTTAGTTTTAAAGAATGCATCATTAGCTATTAGTGGAGTATATACTGCTGCGGATGATGGAGTATTAAATCCTAATACAGTAAAGATTATGCCAGGTGCTATTATTCCTGTAGCACGTAATGGTGGTCCTCAAGGTGAATCACTCAGACCATTACCAAGATCAGGTGACTTTAATGTGTCACAAATTGTTATGAATGATTTGCGTACAAATATTAAACGTATTCTACTTGATGAATCATTACCACCTGACAACATGTCTGCTCGATCTGCTACCGAAGTTGTAGAGCGTATGAAAGAATTATCACAAAACTTAGGCTCTGCATTTGGTCGACTCATTAATGAAACAATGATTCCATTAGTATCTAAGATACTAGAAGTAATGGACGATAGAGGGATTATTACTTTACCATTAAAAGTCAATGGTCTTGAAATTAAGATCGCACCTGTTGCTCCATTAGCAATGGCACAAAACATGGAAGATGTACAAAACTTATTGCAATATGCAACCATTGCACAACAAATGCCTAATCCAGCAATGTCTCTTAAAACAGAAGAGATGATGGATTATATTGCAGAGAAGTTAGGTGTTCCTCAAAGACTCAGACCTACTCCAAGAGAACGAGCAATGTTACAACAACAACAACAACAAGCTATGCAACAACAAGCAATGATGCAGATGGCTGCAGAAAATCCTGAAGGCGTTGCTGAAGTTGCACAACAAGCTGCACAACAAGGATAATTATGGCTGGATGGGACGATTTAGAACAAGCATTACCGCTTGATATCAGAGATGTAAAACAACAACGTGATGATACCGATAGACTAGTACTTAGAGTATTAGGTACTGAAGATGGACAAAAACTAATGCAGTGGTTAAGACAAGCTGTATTAGAGCAACCTGTTGCCTTGCCGGGAAGCGACTCAAGCTATGCTTACTACCGTGAAGGGCAGAATAGTATAATTAGAGACTTAGAAGCAAGGTTAATTAGAGCAAGGAAATTATAATGGAAGAAGCAATCGAGCCTAGTGTTCAAGAGGAAACTCAAGAGTCCACTGGCTTACTCGATGGAGCAACTCCAGAAATCGAAGAAGCTAGTGAAGCAGATCCACAAAAAGTAGAAATAGATCATCGTAATTTAAAAGAGGTAGAAGCACAAGCTGATTACCAACCTGAAGGTGAAGATGATGAACCATTAGAGCGACCTGATTGGTGGCCCGAAAACTTTTGGAAGGGTGAAGAATCTGCACCTGATCTAGAAGGCATTGCAAAATCGTGGATGGATCTACGCAAACAAATCTCACAAGGTAAACACAAAGTACCTGAAGATGGCAAATATGACACATCTTCATTTGGTAACATACCTGAAGATGATCCTGTAAGACAGCATGTAACTAATTGGGCAAAAGAGTATGGCATTAGTCAGTCTGCTTTTGATGCATTAGTTGGTAATGTTGTTGAGATGCAAAATAATAACATGGAAGCATTTCAAACAAATTTAAATGAAGAAAGAAAAGCACTTGGCCCAAATGCAGAAGCACGTATTAATGGCATGGTTAAGTGGGCAAGTGGTTTAGTAAACAAAGGCGTATGGTCTAAAGATGATTTTGAAGAGTTTAAAATAATGGGTGGTACTGCCAAAGGTATTGCTGCATTAGAAAAACTTAGAGCATCTTATGAAGGTAGATTGCCTGTTGAAACAACTCCTGTTGATGGCGCACCATCTAAAGAAGAATTATATGAGATGGTAGCTGATCCAAGATATCAAACTGATCCTTCTTATCGTCAAAAAGTAGAAAGGGCATTCGCTCAAAACTATTCGTAGTCTTTATTGCAATTTGCCTTGTCTTGGTATAAAATCTGAGATAAGGCTTATTGTATCTATTCTTGATACAACCCTTAACGCAAGTAACCTTGTCGACCGGCTATCGTAAATAGCAAGCACTGGCCCAGATTTCCTGGCATACCACAGCGATTAATTTATTTTTATTAATTACTATAAGGAGACAATAATGGCTATTGGTTTATCTAATGCTTTTATTCAGCTCTTTGATGCCGAAGTTAAACAGGCGTACCAAGCTAAAGCTCAATTGGTTGGTGCTACTAGACAACGTAAAGGCGTTGAAGGCGAAGTTGTTAAGTTCCCTAAAGTAGGTAAAGGCGCAGCTACACTACGTGTACCACAAACTGACGTTACCCCTTTAAATGTGGACTTTTCACAAGTTACAGCAACACTAGAAGATTGGAACGCTGCAGAGTATTCTGACATCTTCATGCAACAAAAAGTAAACTTTGACGAAAGACAAGAGTTAGTACAAGTTTTATCTAACGCTATCGGTCGAAGACAAGATCAGTTAATTATTGATGCGTTAACAGCTTCTGGTACATCATTAACAGTTACAAACGACATCGGTGGTACTGATACAAACTTAAACGTAGACAAACTACGTGAAGCTAAAAAACTTAT